GGGTTTCAATATTATTACTTCTCTTCAAAAAGATAAGTTTGGGGGAAAGCGATGGGAGCAGGTAGAGATACGATCATATTCTAAGGCTGCATCGTTACCAATAGATAAACCTAAATTTTTATCTTTTAATAATGTTTCAAATAAATCTTCTGCATTAGTTTTCATCAAGGGATATTCCGGTATTGCGGTTAAGGTATGCTTCCGCCCAAGCAAATGAAACGGCTGCACACTGTATGATCTCTTCAAACATTCCCGCTGAACGACCTTCGAAGACTTCACGAGCGACCTCCCCCAACTCTTCAGTTAGTATTACTGTCCAATGTTCATCTGTATTACTGGTCTGATCTCCCCACTTCTCATCCTGTCGTTCTCGTTCGGCTAATACTGCCTCTAATACTTTCATTCGTGTAATTTCAGTAGTCACTAAAACCACCTCCTAATCTATAGACTTATTGTGGGGATATTTAATCTTCTCAAGCTCTTTATCCGCTAAGGTAAAGAGTTGCACGAAGGCTTTCCCCAGAGCAACTTTAGCTTCTTTTAATTGTTCTTCTACATCACCTTCTGGTTCAATTTCATAAATACCCAGAGTAACTTTTGCTGAATTGTAATCTCCTAAATTCACAGTAAAGGAGATTTCTTGCGAAACTTTTGTCATACTAGCTCCAATCTAAACTGTTTACCAGTTCCTTATCTACTACAGGAAGTTTGTCAACCATCATAGTGCCATTCAATATATTAAACTCTTGTTTTGTAGCCCATGACGGATCACACAACTCCATATCCACTACCAGTGGGATACCTAAACTATTCTCTTGTAGTATATCACGAATCTTCTCAACTAGCAATATATCATCCTGATGAATTTCACATATTATTTCATCATGTACTTGCAACACCATCCTGCTCTTGGTGCCAGTTAAGAATTTATGAACTTCTATCATACGTTCACTAAGCAGGTCGGCACTTGTCCCTTGGATAAGGTAATTGACTGCCTTGTACCCCTTATCCCTATCTAACTTATATATTCGATTGTATTTACTCCTAACCCACCCCCTCTGCTCCACCATACGCACAACAGCATTGAAGAATTTCTTAGACCCTTTAATATTCTTAAAATACTCTGCTTTATACTTACTCGCTTCTTGAGGAGTGGTCTTTAGCTGACCTGCTAGCTTATCCCTACCGATACCGTAAATAACTCCAAAAGTTATAGTTTTAGCCAGTTGACGATAGAACTTATATTCTGGATGGTCATTATCAATATTAAATGCAATCTTCGCTGCTTCTCCATGAAAATCTACATCTCCCTGTTCCATAAGCTCAAGCATATCTGGATTATCTATATAATTCATAAACATTCGAACTTCCATTTGCGAGTAATCATAAGAAATTAGGTAGTGATCCGGTCTAGGTTTAAACAACCTTCTAATAGCTACCTGATTGTCGTCATTTTCGTCTAACGACTCGTCTCCTACAAACCCCCATATCTGCAACACATCCTTACGCAAATCTTTGGCAGATATAGATACATTCTGACCTTTAGATGCAATGATAGCATCCACCCTACCTTGAATTTCCTCTAACTCAGCATCAGTATTAAATTCTACATCATGTAATTTGAAGTGATTTCTCGGTATGTTTTGTAGGTTAGGTTCCCTTGATGAGAGCCTACCTGTGACCGTCCCCCAATTTGCATAGGTTGTATGCATGGTATTGATACCTCTGTAAGGTTCTATGTAAGTTGAGACCAGCTTGGTCAGAGTGCGGTACTGTCTAATCCACCCCGCTAATGGATGGTTAATTTGTACCAAGGCTCCCTCTCCCCACGAATCGTTACCTTTGAGAGTCTTTTGCGGAGATCGTATACCTAGTTTAGCAAACATCTGCCCTACCTGAGTAGGACTCGCTACATTGAACTCTTCCCCCGAAATCCTATAGATGGTTTGTAAAACTTCTTCACTACGCTTAGTTAACTTAATCAACGAACTTTCTACATAATCACTATCAACTGATATACCGGCACATTCCATGTTATATAAAACTTTAGTTAGATCAATCTCTAGTTTACATATCTTTTCCTGCCCACTCCTAATAATCTTATCTGCACAGTCTAGATACAGTCTAAGAGTACCTTCTACATCTTTCTCACAGTAAGGGCCAAGTATATCCGGAGGACATAACGAAAAATCTTTCATCCATTTATTTTTACGAAGAATCTGTTTAGTCTCTATATCATAAGCCCCTGCATCAGGCCCATATCGTCGTATAAGGGTATCTGTAAGATTCAGGGTAGTTACATTAGTACTCTCTGTAAGCCGCACCATAACAAGGACATCTATCAGAACCTTGTTACACACATCTAAACCTTCCTTCTCTAGGAATTTTAGATCGAACTTAATGTTATAACCCATTATACTTTTACAAGTATTCATTACATCTATAAGTTTGGGAAGTAATTTACTATCTAGGTTACTACCAAGAGTTTGGTGTCGAAACGGGAAATAGTAAGTTTGGTTTTCTACTCCTATTCCAATACCGCACAATTGGTTGCCTTGCAGGGCGTGAAACCCGTTTGTTTCACAGTCAACTACCCACGCATCGTACTGAGCGAGATGATCTATAGCAGTTGCAAATTCTTCTGTATTTAAAACTAACACTAGAAGGGCAGAGCATCATCATCATCCGTAGTATCATCAATACTCACAGCAGTATCCGGTACTGATACCTCATTAGAAGCAGGAGCCTTAGAGGGTATTCCATACCTCTCATTTAGGTATTCCAATACTGGAACTAAAGCATCTATTTCTGAGAGTCTGTCACTAGGTATATCTAGTTCTCTAGTACTTACTACTACAGTATAAGATGTGTCTTGCATTCCTGAGCCTGTACGACGAACTCGTACTACACCCTTGTCTAAGGAACCCCAGTCATTGTAAACATCTACAAGTTGATTCCAGATGTAGTTACCCCGCCCAAAGGCAAGAGGGACAATTTTGAAATCATCTACGTTCTCCCTGTAGAGCTTGCGACCGGAGGGGCCTTCTACAGGCTCCCATGTGTCTACTCTACGTTCTGCATGAAGAACGTCGTGTACGAATGCCCAGACTCCAAACCTGTGCGAAGGTCGAATACCTTCTGGAACGGGGGACAGGGGGCCATCAGTACCACCTAAAACGCTGTTCCACCGTCCTTCTTCATTGAATGTGTACATCCAATACTCTGCCAGTTTCGGGTCGTCTTCATCCCCTGAGGCTACTATGGTCATGAAAGCTTGGTCGCCATCTTTGAACCATATTTCCTTACGCATCTCCGCCGAAGTTTCCGACGCTGTACGCTTATCTATTCTATTCTGTATTCCACTAATACCTACCATGGATTTCTCCTTTACCAATAATTTCTACTATTTAGAACCTCATCCAGTATAGCACACTTTCGTATGTCCTGTACATCCTTATAAGGTTCCGGAATCGTTACATAAGAAACTCTAACCCCTTCACCAAGTACTGTCAAGGCTTTATCCAACCCAATTTTTCCAGCTTCATCATTATCAAAGCATAATACCACTTCTCCTACAGATAAATCTTGAAGTAAGTTGGCCTGTGCTTTTGATAAATATGCCCCAAGTAATGCTACCGCAGGATATCCACATTGATCTAACCACATCGCATCCAGAGGGCCTTCGGTTACATGAAGCAGGGGTTCCTCATTTAATAGGTGACCCCCAAACAACAACCTAGACTTCTTTAAAGATGAGTTATATAGGTATTTAGGAAACCCGTGCTGTCTCCTGACAGCCCATCCTACAACACGAGCCAACTCATCCCTAACAGGAAAGGCTAAACCGTTCTGTCCGGTAATACCGCACTCCCAACGTTTCAAAGTTGCTACTGTAAACTCTCTCCCAAAAATCCACTCAGGAACAAATTTATTGTTGTACGGAAATTTTACTTCCGGAAGCGTAGTAAGTTCAGTCTTTTCCTCATCAAAGAAAGAGGTATCTATTATAACCTCATGATCTCCGATAAACTTTTCTATTTGAGTACCAGAAATATTTAGGTATCTTCGTAGAAACGACTTGAGACCACCCTGACCACATCCCCTAAAGCAAATCCACACACCTTCTTCCGTGTTGATCGAACAAGAATCATGTTGGTCAGCGTGGAAAGGACATCTCAGAGTGAACTGATCTATACCAACCGGGATATTCAGTCCTGCTTTCAGGAGCACCGCCGACCAGTCAATCATTACTTTCGGGCCTTACGATCTACTTTGTTGGCACGAACGAAAAGAACAACTTCATTCTCATACCCGTTAGAGTCGTTGACCCGCCCCCGGCGAATGTCGGCAACTGTAATAGATACAGGGGGTTTCCCCGGCCCTTTGCTCACAGTAGTCTTCACAATAACACTGTCCTCATCTGATCTTAACCATGCGAATAATTTCATTACGACCTCCTAAACTGTGTGAGTGTTAGCGTGTGTGCGTGTGTGTCTGTGTTTCTGCGATTGCGCCCGTGTCTGTGTTTGTGTCTGTGTTTGCGGTT